CAATCGATATTATTAGCGGTCAAATCAATCTTTATTCCCCCATAAATGTTAGAAACGGCTCAGTCTATTATCACGATGATTTTATACCATCAACACAAACGTTTTTCGGGACAGGCGATACTCTAATTAATGCAGAGACGTTGATGCAGTTTAGATCTACCGAACCAATTCGACGATTGGAGAATTATTGCCTCAACATTTATAAAGAGACTGTGAAGGGACATGATTATATCATGACTGTAGATGTAAGTAAGGGAAGAGGACAGGACTATTCTACGTTTAACGTGATCGATATTAGTGTTAGCCCATTTGAACAGGTTGCAGTATATCGCAATAATGTTATGTCTCCTATTCTCTTCCCTAATATTATATATAAGTATGCGAAAATCTACAATGAAGCATATGTTGTAATTGAATCCAACGATCAAGGCGGTGTTGTCTGCAATGGATTATATCATGATTTAGAATATGAAAATATGCACGTTGAGTCTGCAATTAAAGCAAATGCTCTTGGTGTTGAGATGACACGTAAAGTAAAACGTCTTGGGTGTTCTGCGATTAAGGATGTATTGGAGAATCATAAACTTAAGATTGTAGATGAAGATACCATCTTAGAAATTTCTACGTTTGAAGCAAGAGGCCATTCATATGAAGCCAGTAATGGTAACCATGATGATTTAATGATGAACTTAGTTATGTTTGGATTCTTTGTTTCAACGCAGTATTTTAATGATATGACAAATATCGATCTTAAAAAAATGCTCTTTGACCAACGAATGCAAGAGATTGATAATGATTTAGTGCCCTTTGGGTTTATTGATGATGGCAGCGATCACATTGCGCAAATAGAAACACCGCGAGGTACCGAATGGGCTGTTGACTATGACCCAAATCTATAAATTTATAAATAATGGTATATTGAGAAAACAACCGTATTATGAGATCATATCATTAACCTAAAAGGAAAAAAAGATGGCACTTTCAGCACCTACCGAATCTCCTGCGGTTGTAGTTAGAGAAATTGATTTAACAGGCGGCGTACCGAATGTTCAGTCTACTACAGGCGCAATTGTGGGGCAATTCCGTTGGGGTCCAATTGGACAACGACAAATTATAGCAAACGAATCAGAACTGGTAGCAACATTTGCAGCACCAAACACTGATACCAATGTTTCATTCTTATCAACTACTCAATTTTTAAAATATTCTAGTACGCTTCAAGTTGTACGCGAAGGGCGCGAGGGCGTCGACAGCGGTGACACGAATTCGCTTGCGTGGTCAGATGGCACACCTAATACACTTCTTAAATATCAAGTTGAGAATGAAGAAGAATTTAGAAATTTGGAAGCTTCATTAGCAGCAATTGATAGTGATGGTTACGGCGCTACTGGTAATATTCAATTTATGGCCAAGTATGCTGGTGCATTGGGTAATAGTTTACAAGTTTCTATTCTGCCTGCCGATACAACTGATACCAAGTTTGATGCTTGGACATATGCTGGTAGCTTTAATGCTAGGCCAGGCACATCAGTATTTGCACAAAGCAAAGGCTCAACAGGTGATGAAGTTCACATTGCTATTATTGATCAAGACGGTGAGTTTTCAGGCACCAGAGGAGCGGTCCTTGAGACATTCCCTAACTTGTCAATCTTAAGAGATGCTAAGGATGCTACAGGTTCTACGGTTTACGCTAAGGATGTAATTAATGCTAGATCTGAGTATGTAAAATTCTTAAATTTCCCATCAGCTTTAGATTCTGCTGGCGGCGGTGATTTAACTTCATTGGACACATCTTATCTTGTCGATTCTGCAGATAGAGCAGCATCGACACTTTCCTTTGTTAATGGTAATAATACTGCACTCATTGGAACTAGTGACCTTATCAGAGGTTATGATCTGTTTGCAGATAAAGATCAAGTTGAAGTTGATTTTATCATATCACAAAGTGGTATTACACAGACACAACAAACGACCCTTGTAAATCATTTGGTTGGAATTGCTACTGCACGTAAAGATTGTATTGTTGTTGCATCACCCGACAGGACTGCTGTACTAGATACTGCTAATGACACAACTCGAGTTACAAATACTCTTGCCACTGTTGCTACATTCACTCGTTCATCATACTTGGTTGTAGATAATAACTTCTTGAAAGTATATGACAAGTATAATGACACTTATGCATATGTTCCTGCGTCTTCAACGGTTGCTGGTATCATGGCTGCTACGGACTTTAACCGTGCTCCTTGGTTCTCACCTGCTGGTTCAAGACGTGGTCAATTGTTAGGTGTAACTGCTTTGGCATATAGCCCAACAAAAGGTCAACGCGATCAGTTGTATAAAGCTGGTGTTAACCCGATTGCAAATATTCCTGGACAAGGCGTATTGCTCTTTGGTGATAAAACATTCCTCGGCCGTGTGTCTGCCTTTGATAGAATTAACGTAAGACGTTTGTTCTTGGTATTAGAAAGAGCAATTGGTAGAGCAGCGGAACAAGTCTTGTTTGAATTCAACGATGAATTTACGCGTGCTGAATTCGTTAATATTGTTGAGCCTGTGCTTCGTGAAGTACAAGGCCGACGTGGTATTACGGCCTTCCGCGTTGTAGCAGACGAAACTAATAATACATCAGCAGTGATTGACAGAAATGAATTCATTGCAAGTATCTTTATTAAGCCTGCGCGTTCCATCAACTTTGTCACACTGAACTTTGTGGCCGTTAGAACTGGCGTCGACTTTGATGAAGTCGTTGGCACAGTTTAAGGAGAAATAAAAAATGGCAATTTTAGGCGTAGATGATTTTAAATCAAAACTCAGAGGTGGTGGCGCACGGCCTAACCTCTTTAAGGCAACAATTAACTTTCCTGGTTATGCCAATGGTGATGCTGAACTAACTTCATTCTTATGTGAAGCGGCTCAGTTACCTGGCTCAACCTTTGGAATTATTAATGTTCCTTTCCGTGGTCGTATCTTAAAGATGGCTGGCGACCGTACATTCCCAGAATGGACAGTGACCATCATCAATGATACTGATTTTACTATTCGGAATTCCTTTGAACGTTGGATGAATGGTATCAACTCACATTCGGCAAATACTGGTCTTGCAGCACCAATTGCATACGAGTCTGATTTGTTTGTTGACCAATTAGATAGAAATGGGGAGTCAGTTAAGCGATATAATTTCCGTGGGTCATTCCCTACGGATTTATCAGCAATTGACTTAAGTTATGCATCGGCTGATGAAATCGAAAGATTCCAAGTTACGTTTGCGTATCAGTACTTTGAATCCGATACTACAACTTAAATATATATAAGAGTACGGGGTGGTTTAATCACCACCCCCTTACTCTAAGGATTAATTAAATGGCAGATGAAAAAAGTTTTAAACTATTTGGTTTCGAGATAAAGAAGTCTAAAGGTGATGATCCTTCAAAGACCCCGTCAATTGTTCCTGCCAGAGATGATGATGGCGCTGGTTATGTGACAGCTGGTTCCATGCATTATGGACAATATTTAAATATTGATGGCGATGAGACAAAAGATAACCATCAATTAATTATGCAATACCGTGGTGTAGCTTATCAGCCTGAGGTTGATATGGCGATTGAAGACATTACTGGTGAAGCAATTTCTACATCAGAACTCAAACAAAACATTGATATTAATTTAGATAATGTTGAAGATGTTTCTGACTCTATTAAAAAACAAATCAAGGCTGAATTTGATATTGTTTACAACATGCTTGACTTTGGTGAGTATGGGCATGATATTTTCCGTCGCTGGTATGTTGACGGCAGACTATACCATCACTTGGTGGTAAATGAATCTAATTTAAAAGCAGGCATTCAGGAAATTAGACCTATCGATGCTTCAAAGATTCGTAAAGTAAAACAGATTAAAAAGAAAAAAGACCCAGCGACTGGAGTCGAACTTATTGAAAATGTTGATGAGTACTATATTTACCAAGAGAAACCAGGCGCAAGAACTGGTGGTGTAAAACTTACTGATGATTCGGTGAGCTATGTTACATCTGGACTCTTGTCTGAGGATCGTAAAAAGATTGTTTCTTATTTGCACAAAGCATTGAAACCAATCAACCAGTTGAGAATGATGGAAGACTCCCTAGTCATCTATCGTTTGGCCCGAGCACCAGAACGCCGTATTTTCTATATTGACGTTGGCAACTTACCCAAAGGTAAGGCCGAAGAATATATGAAAAACATTATGTCACGCTATCGTAACAAGCTTGTGTATGATGCACAAACAGGTGAGATCCGTGATGATCGTAAGCATATGTCTATGCTTGAAGATTTTTGGTTGCCCCGCCGTGAAGGTGGACGTGGTACTGAGATTACTACACTACCAGGTGGTGAAAACCTAGGACAGATTGATGATATCTTATATTTTCAAAAGAAACTATATCGTTCATTGAATGTTCCCATTAGTAGATTAGAGCAAGAGAATAACTTTAGTCTAGGTAGATCAACTGAAATTAGTAGGGACGAATTAAAGTTCCAGAAGTTTATTGATAAATTACGTCGTAGGTTTTCGCATTTGTTCTTGGGCATTCTCAAGAAACAACTTATCCTTAAAGGTCTTATCACTGCAGAAGATTGGGATGACTGGAAACAAGATATTGTTATTGATTACATACGTGATAATCATTTTACTGAATTGCGTGATGCAGAGATGCTTCGTGAAAAAATCACGATGTTAGATCAAATGCAGAATTACGTCGGTGAGTTCTTCTCTAAGGAATACATCTATAAGAAAGTCTTATTGATGAGTGAAGATGAAGTAGAGGATATTAAGAAACAAATCGATGACGAAAAAGAATCAGGTGATATCGCACCAGATGATGAAACCGGGCCCGGTGGTAACACACCAAATGCTCAATAATATAGGCTTTAGGAGAATACAATGAGTGAAGAGATTAAAAATCTAATTAGACATGCTTTGGATCAAGATTATAATAAGGCAAGCCAAGTATTTGGTGAAATTATGACCATTAAAACCGCTGACTTGTTGAATCAAGAAGAAATTAAAGTGGCTAATAGCATCTATAACGGTGTTGAAGATAGTGAAGAAGATGACGAAGATGTTGAAATTGACGACGCTGATTTAGATGATATCGAAGATATCGAAGACAATGATGTTGAAGACGACGAAGATGCTGATGATGACACAAATTAATTGTCAAAATCGATTTTTATATAAATAATTATGAAAAAGTTTAAAGACGTTCGCACTAAAAAAGAAAAACCTGTTTATTCAAAAGAGGTGAACGGTTTTAGTGTAGAGGTTAGAAAAAACTCTGGCCGATTTGAAGCTTATGTGGATCATGATCTGCTAGATAGCTTTAAAAGCCAAAATGATGCTGTAAAGGCAGCATCAGAATTTATAAAACAGTACAGGGATTAAGATGAAACTTATTGCAGAATTTCACGACCAAGATTTGTGTGTTCTTACCGAGGCCAAAAAGGACGGCGGTAAGAAGTACTATATTGAAGGCGTGTTTGCTCAAGCCGAGCAAAAGAATCGCAATGGTAGAGTCTATCCAAAACAAATTATGGAATCTGCTGTCGGTAAATATGTTACTGAGCAGGTTTTAAAAGGTAGATCTGTTGGTGAGTTAAATCACCCTGAGGGTCCAACAGTCAACCTTGATAAAGTTTCGCATCTTATTACCAAGCTCCAGTGGGAAGGTAATGATATTGTCGGAAAAGCCGCTATTTTGGATACACCAATGGGTAAGATCGTACAGGGTCTGCTTGAGGGTGGCGTTCAACTTGGGGTTTCAACTCGTGGTATGGGAAGTCTAGAGCGTAATAATGGCGCGATGGTTGTAAAATCAGATTTTATTCTTAATGCAATTGATATTGTACAAGATCCATCTGCACCTGGAGCATTTGTTAATGGGATAATGGAAGGTGTTGATTGGATTTGGAATAATGGTATTATTGAAGCTAGGACTATTGAGAAGATGGAGACCGAAATTAAGAAAGCATCAAGAACTGATCTCTATGAGACACAGACGCGTGAGTTCAAGAATTTCCTCTCGTTACTCAAATCAAAAAAATAGGAGTCATAATGACTAAAGACCAGAAAATGGATCAAGTCGAACTCCACGATGAAGAGAACGATATCGTGGAAGCCGCTACTCATGATCCTAAAAATGCTGAGGCACAATCCGTGGATTCAGTGGATAAGGCAGGTGATGCTACCGGAAGCGCTAAAAAGCGTAAAGGTGACGTCACTAAGCAAGATCCAATGCCTAAAACAAAGGCTGGCATGATCAATGCTGCTTATGTAAAAATGAATGGCATGAAAAAAGAAGATCTTGCTATGATGATGTCAAAGTTGATGTCAGAAGAAATTGACGCCGAAGATGAAGAAGCAGTAGCTGAAAATGCTACCTTCGAATACGACGTAGATTTTTCATCTGACTTGAAAGCTTTGGTTCAATCAGAAGCTACTCTATCTGAAGAGTTCAAAGAAAAAGCTGAAGTTATCTTCGAAGCTGCGATTAAATCTAAGCTATCCGAAGAAATTGACCGTCTCGAAACTCGGTACAATGAAGAATTGTCTGAGGAAATCAGTTCAACGAAAGAAGAATTGGTCGAGAAAGTTGACAGCTACCTCAACTACGTAGTTGAAAAGTGGATGGACGATAACCGCGTCGCTATTCAATCTGGCCTCCGTGCTGAAATCGCTGAAAAGTTCATGACTGGATTGAAAGATCTATTTGTTGAATCTTACATCGAAATCCCGGAAAGCAAGGTTGATCTGGTTGACGATTTGGCCGAATCAGTTGAAGAGCTTGAGACTAAACTCAATCAAACAACTGCTGATGCTATCGCCATGGCCGAAGAGCTTGAAGTTTATAAGCGTGATGCTGTCATCCGCGAATCTGCACAAGGCCTCGCCGCAACCCAAGTTGAAAAACTCAAGTCCTTGGTTGAAGATATTGATTTTGAAAACGCAGCAGCTTTCGCTAAGAAAGTGCAAACCGTTAAAGAATCATACTTTACCAAGAAAGTTACTGAAAATACCCAAGAGATCACTGAAGACGAAGATGGCGATACCGCCGTTGTAGCTTCTGGTTCTATGGCTCAGTACTTAAACGCTCTCAAGAAAACCGCAAAATAAGGAATACCTAAAATGCAACAATCATATGACAAACTTGTCGAAAAATGGTCACCAGTTCTAAACGAAGAATCTGCTGGCGTTATTAAAGATTCACACCGTCGTGCTGTCACAGCACAAATCTTGGAAAACCAAGAACGTGCCTTCTCTGAGCAACGAGCTCAAAATGGCATGTTGATGGAAACACCTACCAACGGTACTTCTGCCGCTGCTAATTGGGATCCCGTCCTTATTGCTTTGGTTCGCCGTGCAATGCCTAACTTGATGGCCTATGACATCGCTGGTGTTCAACCAATGACTGGTCCTACCGGTTTGATCTTCGCTATGAAGAGTCAGTACAAGACTACTAAAGCTGGTGTGTCTAGTGGTGATGAAGCTTTGTTTGGCGAAGCTGCTATCGGTTTCTCTGGCGACTCTTCTACGGCCTCTCAGGGTGGCACCTCGGGTCTCGAAGGCGTTAGCGATACTAACGGCGATAGCTCAATTGTTGACTCAGGAGCATCTTATGTTCCTGGCATCGGCGATGCTTACACCACAGCTGAAGCTGAAAACCTTGGTGGTGCTTCTGAAGCATTCGCTGAAATGGGTTTCACTATTGAAAAGGCTACGGTTACCGCTAAGTCACGTGCTTTGAAGGCTGAATACAGCTTGGAATTGGCACAAGACTTGAAGGCAATTCATGGCTTGGATGCTGAAACGGAATTGGCTAACATTCTCTCTACAGAGATCTTGGCTGAAATCAACCGTGAAGTTATCCGCACAATGAACTCACAAGCTAAGATTGGCGCACGCCAAGACGGTTTGCAAGTGAAGGGTATTTTCAACTTGTCTACCGATGCCGATGGCCGTTGGTCTGTTGAGAAGTTCAAAGGTTTGATTCTTCAAATCGAACGCGAAGCTAACCAGATTGCTAAAGAAACTCGTCGCGGTAAGGGCAACTTCATTGTTTGCTCATCTGACGTCGCTTCTGCTTTGGCCGCTTCAGGTATGTTGGACTACTCTCCTGCTATGTCTACCAACTTGAATGTTGATGACACTGGTTCTACTTTCGCTGGTGTAATGAACGGTCGCACTAAGGTTTATATCGATCCTTATGCAACTGCTGACTACGTTACAGTTGGTTACAAGGGTACTAACCCATATGATGCTGGTATGTTCTACTGCCCATACGTTCCATTGACCATGGTTCGTGCGGTTGGTGAGGATACTTTCCAGCCAAAAATTGGCTTTAAGACTCGCTACGGTATGGCTTCAAACCCATTCGTTGGTTCAACTGCTTCAAATGGTTTGGCTGCTGCTCGTACCAACCAATATTACCGCGTCTTTAGAGTAGACAATATCTTGGCTTAAGCCTTGATATAAAAATGAGCCCGGTCAACCGGGCCTTTTAAAGGGAATCTCGAAAGGGGTTCCCTTTTTTTGACTTTTAAATTGTATAAATAAGGTGTATATGGCAACACTAACTAATAACATTATTTACCTACGACCTACTTCGTTCAAGATTAGTCTTGATCGGAAGAACTATCCTAACTTGGAATTCTTCTGCCAGAGTATCACGCATCCAGGCATGTT